ACCCAAGATTCGCTTCCAGGGGCATACAGAGTGCTCCAGGTAGAACCATCGTTCGACCACTCGTACACCACGTTCATCGTGGCCGTAGCTCCCGGCAGCACCCCGATCGAGCCGATGTACGTCTGATTGTTCGTGCCGTAGTCGACCGAGATGTTGCCAGCAGCGGATGTCTGCGTGCAGATCGTGTCGATGTCTCCGTCAAAGGCGTTTGCCACCACGCCACCTGCACTGGAAGCGTAACTCCCCGTAGGCCGGTTCATGCGCCTGTAGAGGACGTTCAGGGCGTCATTGGCCCCAACAGGCAGAAGATAGACGTATTGGTCGGCCTTCAGGCCGTAGACCTTCTTGCCGATCGCCCAATACTGGATCCCGATGTTGATCAGGTTCGACAGTAGGAAGTACAGCGAGGTCTTGGCAGAATCGACCTGCTCGGATGTGAGTTCTTCGGCCAATTTCCCACAGCGCCTCGCGCCGTGGTCAATCAGCTTCTGAACAGTGATCAGCGTGCCATAGGTGCCAGAGTAGGCCATTTCACCACCCCGGGCAGTTCCATCGTTTCATGGAGGCGCGAGCTCGACTGCCCTTTTCGCTGGCTCGAGCAACCGGACCCATCCGCGCGCAAAAGGAATCCCTTCTCGGGCCACCCTGCGGTTGCGGTGCTTTCAGGTTCGATCCGGTCTCGCGATTGTACTTTGCGCGACCCTTAGCGGTCAATCCTGCACCGCGTTCGACGGAGAGCTTCTCGCCACGACCAACAGCCAGAGATACGTCACCCCCCTCCTTGAGGCGCTCCGGGAGGCTTCCGTAGGCCTTCCTGCCCCTATTCGAGGACGTATACTCAGCTGCCACATCGGGGCGAATGCCGACCTTCTTAGCAAACTTGGGGTTGTGCTCTGCCGCCTTCATCAAGCGGAACTGCGCTTGTGACTTGGCGGGCATATCACGGCCCGTTCTTGATCAAGACGATGTTGAAGTAGGACGACACCGCATTGTTGTTTGACGCGCCGATGCCCGTGGCACCCACACAATTCTTCTCGGGAATCGTATAGGGTGGGTCGAACATATACACCGCAGCACTGTTGTTCACAGTCGATACCGCGCCAACACGAAGAATGCCATCCGGACCGTGCTGCTTCAGAAAGCCGGTGACAGCAGTCGAACCAGACGCCTGACCGGAAGAAAACAAACCCTCTACCATGTAGCCGGTATAACCAGCCGGCACACAGTAATGGCCAGTTGTGCGGTTGTTGTAGCCTGCCGCAATCAGGTCGTACAAAACCGCAGGTACGCCAGAGGTCACAGTACCCGTGCCAGCGTTGATGTCGCCTGCGTTCTGCCCGCCCGGTCCAACAGTCAACACAAAGAAGCGGTTGACGTACAGATACTCATTGGTCGTGTTGACAGCCGTCTGCCCATTGAGCACAACGGTGTCGCTCACGACGTTGTAACTGCCGTTCACACCTTCGATGAATACCGTTCGAGCACCAGTCCCGGCAGCAGTGTCATTGGCGTCGGACGAACTGATCTTCAGAACCGAAGCCGCAGTCGGGTGAGGAATCGTTCCACCCGCTGGCCACACCGACTCTTCAGAAGTGTCCACATCCGCGTTGTAGCCAAAGATCAAGACGCTTGAGTGACCCTGAATCTGGCCCCGCGAAACTTGGAGGCCAAAGGGCTCAAACGCACCCTGACGGGTGATCGAAGAAATGGTAGTGCTCATGCCCACCCCATAAAAATGACGGGGGCCGAAGCCCCCGCTTGTTTCAGCAGGTCACTGTTCCGCCCTTCTTGTAGGTGCCGGAAAGTTGATTGATGCTCACCGGAGAGGGCGGGCGCTTCTTTCCTTGGGGCATCGCTACGGGACGGCCTGTATCAACAAGCCCCCCCGTAGCGTAGGCTTTTTTTGCGGCACCACCCCTCTTGAAGCCGCCAGCGTTGCCCTTGCGGACATCCCCGGTCGATGTGCCAGTCACGCCAGCGCTGGATGTGGAGACGTTACCCTCCACGCCACCACCCTTGGCGTACTTGGCCATGCCGCCCTTCTTGAAGCCACCGGCGTTGCCCATCTTCACATCGCCCGTCTTAGCAGGCGAGTGGTCCGGGCTCGTCGTGTCCATCTTGGTCGTATGAACCGAACCGCCGCTCTTGTAGCCGCCTTGCGACATCGCCACGCCGCCAGTCTTCAGACCCCGGTGGGCCTTCGACGCGGGCATGGAAGCATGCTTTTTGAGCTTGGCTTCAGCGCCGCCGCCCTCCTTCATCATCCGGCCGGCCATGCCGACAGGACCAGCAGGAGCAGCGCCCGGAGGACGCATCATCATGGCTCGACGACGGGTGGCCATCGAGGGACGCGCGGGGGGCATCGGAGGGCGTGCACCAACCGGTGCGGGGGGACCGCCCGCCTGCATCTTCTGGACATGACCACCTTTGGCAAGCTTGAGCTCGACGCTCGGCTCGGTGGTCTTCATCTTCACCATCGGCTTGAACTGGCCCATGTCAGCGCTCCTTTGCGACGAAGATGTAGTCCACGGTCATGGTCTTTGCTGCCGCCTCGCCATTCTGGATAGCGAAAGAGACCGTGAGGTCTTCGTCATCCACAAGGTTCGTCGTAGCGGATTTGCCGCCAAGAACTCCGTTCACGAAGTAGTAAACAGAGGCGACACCGTCGTACCAGAACCCCAGACGGATGAACGTGTCATCCACCATGGTGGCAACCGCCGATGCAGTCGTAGCCGTGTTGTTCTTCTCCACCAGGAAGTTGACCGTCGCGGCCCCATCCGGCTTGATGAAGAACACCCCATCAGACACATCCAGCGGCGTAGTGTCGGTGATCTGAAGGCCCATCACGACATCCGACTGGGTAGCATCGCTGACCTTGAACCGCGCCTCGAAGAAGAGTTGCTTGCCGGCTGCGAACCGATAAGACTCCCCAACCTTTTGGAGCGCACACAGGTCATCGTCCGCAGCCGAGTTCGTCAGCAGCAGCAGGCCACCATCACCATCGGCCAGAGCCTGGGTGGCACCGGCTTGGGTTTCAGTGACCGTCCAGTTGGCGGCAGTGTAGTAATCGAAGTCCTCCCAGTAGGTGTGGAACTTCGTCGGCGCGAGTTGCCCCATGGCGGCGAAGAGACTGTCTTCGCCGACATTGGTCACGCCATTCGGGAACCGAGTAGTACTCAGCATTCCGCTCTCCTGTAAAGAGTGGGGGCCATTTTACTGGCCCCCGAATGACGATCAGACCCCGGGGGTGCCGTACATGGCCCGAGGATCGGTGAAGCCGACGTCGTAACGCTCGGTGGCCTTGTAGCGCATCGAGTCCGTTTCGAAGTCACCCTCCATCGTCTTCTCGAGCCGTCGACGCATCAGAAGCTTCATGCCTTCCGGAGCGTCGGTCTGGACCCACCACGCCGTTGCCGAGGTCAGGCGGCTGATGACCGCAGCGCCTTCGTCCAGCAGCCCGATCGACTTGATCGGGTTGATGTCGTTGTTGGCGTTGCCGGCCCGCAGGACGGACTTCAGCAGGACTTCGGCCTGGAAGATGTTGCCAGGAGCCACCACCAGTTGGCGAGGCACCAGACGGATCTTCTTGCCGTTGTTGTCCACGGCTTGACGCACCTGGATGAGCATCTGCTCAAGCGAGGTCTGCGACAGGTTTGCCGCAGTCGTCAGAAGGTTGGAGAACGTGCCGTTGACGATCGGGTGCGAGGCACTGTTCAGTTGCACGCCGTCACCGCCCGGGTAGGACGAGTTGAAAGCGCGGTTCAGAACGTTGGCCGACAACGTCTCCTTCGTCTCAATCAGCGATTGAGCGAGGTGGCGTGCGTACACCTGACCGATCCGGATGTGGTCGCCGTCTTCCACGAGCACCTTGGTCAGCGCGAACGCCAGACCGTACACGTTGTAGACGTAGCGTTTCAGGAACAGCACGCCGCCCTGCTGGTACGACACGGGAGTGCCGTCCGGCAGTTGCGGAGCCGCGCCGAACCCGTAGAGAACCGGCTCTTCGTGGTAGTTGCGGGGGATGCCGTCTTCTTCGCGGAACACACGGCTCCACTCGTCGGCACGTTGGTCGTAGACTCCGTCGAAGCACTCGTTGAGGATCGGCTCAACGATGGAACGGAAGTCGGTACTGCGCATCGGGGCTGCCATTTTGGTTACCTCCTATTAGGCGATCGCCGTGACGGCACCGAAGAACTGCGAGTTCGCGCAGACCACTCGGACGATGGTGAAGGAATCACCCCAATCATTGTCGGGGTACGGAGCGATGTCCACGACTCGCATCTGACCTTGGACGCCGTTGCCCACAGCGCTGGTGTGATCCAGCGTGCAAGCCGACAGGCCCGTGGTCGAGGACCCTGCGGTCACCGACGCGAAGTTGAACTCATTGCCGATGGTCGTTTGCGCCATCGTGCCGCTGGCCTGGATCTCGTACACGATGTTCTGGTCGTTGTAGAAGTAGGCCACGCACGAACCAGTCTGGTAGGCCGTGCTGGCCGGCCAGTAGTTCGAGACGCGCCGACGACCGGTCGTGTCAGTGAATTCCACACCCGCGAAGGCGCCAACCCACGCGCCCGAGGTCGTTGCGGGGGTGATGGTGCCAAGCGTGCCGCCGATGGCGGTGGTCTGGTAGCGAACAGGCTGTCCCTTGAAGATGTTGGAACTGAAGCCAGAGGGAATGCCATTGGCGAGCGCTTGTGCGCGATCCAGACCGGAAGGGTGGAACGCGGGGCGCAGGCCGAACGGCGCAGAGGTTGCACTCATGTGAACTCCTCACCCGGTGAAGACCGGGATGCGATTCGGTTGCTGATCGATAGAGCCGATGCCTTCGCCCTCGACGCTCATCAACGGACGACCGTTGCTGTCGCGCTGACCCTGGAGACTTTCCAATTGGACCTTGATCTTGTCCACCTCTTCGCGTGGCCGCTCGTGGTGGTGGTAGAGCATGACCTCTTGGTAGATTTCCATGGGAAGCTTGAACAGCAACATCTCGTTGCAGGAGATGAAGCCCACGTGCTCGCCAGCCTTGACTCGGTAGTCCTCGTACCCGGGCAACTCGTCCGCTTTCACGGGAACGTACCCAAGACGCATTCTCTTGTCGATGCTGTCGTAGCTGTTCGTGGTAGAGAGCCAGCACAGATGCCAACCATCGACGGTCGGCAACTTCGGCAATGCCGTTTGCGTCCACTCTTCGCTCCACATCCTGCGACGTTCCTGCGATGAGGTGAACTTTTGCTCTGGCGCAATCCGGGATGCTTCCCCGAATGAACGGTCTTCGCGACCGGATGCGTTGAGCGACTTCTTGAGGCGTGATTCCATGTGTCGTTCTCCTTCAGGTGCGGTTGGCGCGGTCGTAAGCGATGAACTGCTTGATCATGCGAGCCTTGCGCTCCGGGTTCTCCCAGGCGCCGGCATCTTTCATCGCTCGAACCCGTTCAGGCGAAAGTACGAACTGGTTGCGGTTGACGCCCCCATACGCACTCGATGCTTCTCGCCCAGAACTTCCCACCACATTCCTCGGTCGTCCGACTCCACCGGAATCCCGGCTTGACCCATTGTAGCGATGCGGCAACTCGTCGCGCAACCGGTTGTCCAACTCTTCCCAGTATTCAGGGTCGGACGGGTTCATACCCTGAGTGACCAGAAGTTCATCCACCTTCTTGGCGACCCGGGAGTCGGCGTCGTTGCCGTCGATGCGATACCAGGAGTTCTTGCGCATCCATTCGGCCGCCAGACGCTGCACAGACGGGTCTGGGACGTTCTGGTTGGCCTGCGGGCGGCGCAGATCCTGCTCGGCCTGCTGCTTCGCGTAGGACAGCCGCCTGACCTCCTCGTTGGCGTTCTGCCAGAGGGTCTGGGCCTCGACCATGGCCTGCCCATCCTGGTTCTGGGTGGCCTCTGCAAGCTTCATCTTGGCGTACTCAAGGCGCACGTTGGCATCTTCCATGCCCTTCTCGATGCGCGTGACATGCTCCGCCTTGGTGTTGCGCTCCAGTTGGCTCAACCTGCGCTTGAACTCCTCGTTCTCACGCTGCAGCTGGCTCAGTCGAGCGTCCTTTTCTTGGTTGGTGCGCCGGATCAGGTCCTTTTTGGCCCTGCGCCGGTTCCGTCGGGCCGCCTGGACCTCAGGATCAGAGCTCTCAGGGCCGGAATCTGCACCGGAACCATCGTCATGGTCAGAATCTGCACCTTCAGACCCGAAATTCTCCCCAGAATCTGCACCGGAGAGCATGTTTTCGGGCAAATCGACGGTCGCAGACCCATCTTGGGCCTCAAAAACCGCGATGTCGTCGTGCTTTTCGTTGGGATCAGCCACTTCCAGTCCTCCTTACACGTAGGCCTTGAAGGACAGGGGGTTTCCCAAGACCTTCGCGATGAGTTCGTGGTCGTTCAGGGTCATGAAGAGGACCGGATCTTCCAAAGCATCCTCCCCGGGGACCTTGATCTCCCACCGATCGCCGCCCCACTTGGGGACGCG